ATTTGGATATTACAGAAAAATGTCGTATCTTTGTGTAACAAATAAAAATACGATTATGGAAAGAGATGAAGTTTACAAGATGATTGATACCGAACGCGAGTATCAAGATCACGAAACAAACAACCCCGAACGAGCTGATATAATTGATGAATTTGATATGGCACATACGTTATTGTGTATTGATAAATTCTTAGAATCAGCCAAACAAGGATGGTATAAAGATAACCCAAATAACAACTATAAAGAGGTTATGCCTTATATGAGGGTAATAGCTGGTGTATGTGTTAAAATGGGTGAAAAGTATGGTATGCCAAAACGAAGATATTACAAAAGATAATGCGAAAAAACACCTTAAATAACGGTGATTTTTCTAAAAAATGATATTTATATATAGATATCTCGTGTAGGAGAGACACGTAAATAAAACCATAAATTATAAACACAATTAATAACATTTAAAACAAAAACAATTATGGCACTAGACATTAATGCTATCAGAGGTAGACTGAACAAACTACAAAGTTCTCAAAGAAAATCTGACTTATTATGGAAACCCACTCCGGGAAAACACCAAGTTAGAGTAGTACCTTACAAATTCGATGTGGACAATCCATTCATCGAACTTTATTTTCACTACAACATTAACAACAAAACTTATCTTTCACCTCAATCATTTGGAAGACCAGACCCTATTGTAGAGTTTGCTGACAAATTGAAAAGAATGGGTGATAAAGAGGATTGGAAAACTGCAAAATCTATGGAGCCAAAACTTCGTACTTTTGTACCTGTTATCGTTCGTGGTAAAGAAAATGAAGGAGTTCAATTCTGGGGATTCGGTAAAACTGTATATCAAGAAATTCTTGGTTATATAGCCGATCCAGATTACGGTGATATCACCGATCCAGTAAATGGTAGAGATTTAACGATTGACTACAAATCTGCTGAGGAATCGGGTACATCGTATCCAACAACCACACTTCGTGTAAAACCAAAAGAAACACCGTTAACAGCGGATGCACAAGAAATGACCAAATTTTTAGAGGTTCAAACCGAGATTACTGATTTATATTCAGAGTTATCATACGATGAATTGAAAACAATCCTTGAGGGTTGGTTAAATCCAAGTGATTCAGAAGCTCCTGCAACCACTAATTATTCAAATTCAATTCCAACGGCTCCAGCCAAAGAAACAACACCAGCCCCACAAGCTAATACACCTGCACCCGCAGCACCAAAAACATCAGCTGATGTAGGTGCCGCCTTTGATGAATTATTCAAGAAGAAATAATCATCAAATATGGCAAAGAAAAAAGCGAGTGTCGAGTTGATAGATATCCTTGCGGATACTCTAAATAAACAGGCGAAAACACAACAAGTAGCATTTTTCTTAGACTCAGACGGGAACGTTCCTACGAACGTTTCCGATTGGGTTTCATTTGGAAGTGCTATGTTAGATGTAGCTGTTTCTAATAGGGCATATGGTGGTGCACCTGTTGGTAGAATCATAGAAATTACGGGATTAGAACAAAGTGGGAAATCACTACTAGCAAATCACCTTTTAGCTGAAACACAGAAAAAGGGTGGGGTTGCTGTATTAATTGATACAGAAAACGCAGTAAGTACTGATTTTTTAAGTGCAATTGGTGTGGATGTATCTAAACTATTGTACGTGGCAGCTAATTCAGTTGAACAATGTTTCGAAATGACTGAAACTATAATCGAAAAGGTTAGACAAGCTGACCGTGACCGATTAGTAACGATAGTAGTGGATTCGGTAGCAGCCGCATCAACCACAGTTGAGATAGCATCTGAACATGGTAAAGATGGATATGCAACTGATAAGGCTATTATTATCTCCAAAGCTATGAGGAAGATTACCAATTTGATTGGTAGACAAAAAGTACTCATAATATACACTAACCAACTACGTGTTAAAATGAACGCGATGTTCGGGGACCCATGGTGTGTGGATCCACTTAGTACTAAAATAAAAATTAGATATAAAGTAATTGAAGAAGAAATAACATTAGAGGCATTTTCGGATAGATTCGTGGGTAACAATGATTATAATACACCAAATGTGTTTGATATGATTGATACTGAGATTGAGGTGGAGACGTTAGACTCGAATGGACGTGAAGTATTTAAACCAATACATTCATTTTTAGTTAAAGAAACTGTTAACACACATTATACAGACGGCATCATGAAAGTGTCTGGTAATCACACCATTATAGAGGATGGAATTGAAATTTTAGCAAAGAACCATCCTGAATTTAAGAAAGTGAATGAACCCATGCAGGTGGTTGATATTGAGGTAGATGGTGGTACATACGTATCAGGTGGTAGACTACACCACAATACAACCAGTGGTGGAAAAGCATTAGCATTTCACGCATCGGTACGATTACGTATGAAGAATATGGGACAAATCAAAGATGCAACAACCAAAGAGGTTATTGGTATCAAAGTTCGTGTTCAAGTAATTAAAAATCGTATAGGGCCGCCATTACGTTCGGTTGATATGGAAATCTATTTCGATAGAGGTATTGATAACTACGGTTCTTGGTTAAAAGTAATGAAGGAAAATAATTTGATAAAACAAGCTGGTGCTTGGTATTCATACACGGATACAGAAACCGGTGAAATACACAAATTTCAATCCAAAGAATTCATTCAGTTACTAAAAGATAATCCAACATTAGAGGATCAAATGTATAATCATATATGTGAATCCACTATTAAAAAGTACGTAAGTAGTCCTGATGTCATCGATGAAGCTAATATCGAAGTTGATACTCATGGTGTTGGTATGGATGATTAATTAAAAGAGTTATACAATGTTTGTATGAGTCCGATTACTATGATAACTGTAGAAAATGTACAACGGAAGTGATATGGAAATCGGATGAAATAAAGCTTAAAATTGCAAACCGAAATGGTTATAAACTTGTAATAGTATGGCAGTCTGACTGGGAAACCGATAATATATTTGAATTGAATAAATTAATAAAAATAATAAACAATGAAGGAAACGTATAAAACAATACTAACTGAATTAAATAATAAAAATTCCATCCACACTAGGGCTAAAAATGATAGAGTCCTTATCGTGGATGGAACGTGACAAATACGTTCATTAGGTGTTGGTCATCTGTACCAACTATGAACGATGATGGTGAACATATCGCTGGTATTACTAGTGTGTTGAAATCCATTGGATTTGCTATTAAACAAACAAAACCTACTAGGGTTATTGTAGTTTTCGATGGTAAGGGTGGTGCACGAACACGACAAAAAGTGTTTAAAGGATATAAAGCCAATCGTGGTAAAAATAAACTACGTGTAAATAGGCAGTATACAGATATGTTAACAAAGGAGGACGAACGTGAATCAATGAAACGTCAGTACAAATGGTTAGCAGACACATTAGATGTATTACCAGTTACAACCATGATTTATGATGGTGTGGAAGCTGATGACGTAATGGGTTATATTGCATCACAACTTGTAAAGGAAGATGAACAAGCGGTGGTAATGTCAACTGATAAGGATTTTTTACAACTTGTTAGTGATACTACTATCGTTTGGTCACCGACCAAGAAAAAGATATATAATACCGAATCACTAAAAGAAGAATTCGGTATAGAAGCAAAAAATATCCTATTATATAGGACACTTGATGGTGATGATTCAGATGAAATACCTGGAATAAAGGGTTTAGGTATTAAAACATTACTAAAACGAATTCCTGAATTTACTGGAGATGTTAAACTATCTATGGATGATTTATTCAGATTATGTGAGGAAAAACAAGTAGAGAAAAAACCTATTAAACTATATAATGATATATTGAGTGCAAGACCTCAACTTGAAATGAATGAAAGACTCATGCAATTATACGATCCAGAGATAAGTGGTACTATAAAAATGAACATTTTATCTCAATACGATGAACCTGTGAAGTCTCTAAATAAATTAGATTTTATGAAAGTTTGTATGAAGTACAAAATTATTGATACATTTGGTAATATGTCGGACTGGTTGAATATGACGTATGGAATCCTGGTAACTTAGGTTCGTACTAAGGAGCAACGAGAGAAATTAAGTAATACAATGAAAGAATATTACAAACAGAAAAAATAAATGGATAACACACAAGATACATTAACAAAATATGGAACATCATTCCAGGCGAAAATTATAAGTGCTCTATTGACCGATGCTAAATTTCTTGGTGAACTAGATGGTATTCTTTTATCTAAATTCTTTGAATCAGATACAAATAAATGGATAGTTGATTCTATAATTGACTATTATGATATATTCAAGACATCACCAACACTAGATGTATTCAAGGTGAAAGTTTCTAAGTTAGAAAGTGAGGTATTGAGTACGGTGATTATCGCCCAACTCAAACACATTTATACAGAAATAGACACGGTTGATGTTGATTATGTAAAATCAGAATTCAAATCATTCTGTATAAATCAAAATCTTAAAGAGGTTATACTACAATCGGTTGACTTGCTCAAACTAGGTAATTATGATAAAATCAAAGACTTAGTAGATGATGCGATGAAAGTTGGTGCAGAAAATAACTTGGGATTGAATTACATAACGGATTACGTATTACGTATGACAGAGGCCAATCGTAAGACGGTTGAAACGCCGTGGGATGTTATCACCGATTTAATGGATGGTGGGTTATCTGGTGGTGAACTCGCAGTTGTGGTTGCACCAAGTGGTGTAGGTAAATGCGTTGGGGGTGATACTGAAATTGATATTGAATACGATGAAATTGGATTCGAATTGAAAAACGGATTTGTTATATGGTGTAAACCATGGGATAAAATTCAATTAGGCTATGATGTTGAACTAACAGCAAGTGAGGCTAGAAAATTGATAGAACTAAGTGGTGTTTGATGATAATGATATACACCCGACTATACGTAAACCGGTATATGAAATTAGAGAATATGATTTACAAAAAATTAATTATCTAAAGGAAATTGGATATGATGTATTGGTTATATGGGAGAATGAATATACCGATGATAAAAAAAATGTTATGAATGTTATAAAAGAATACTTAAATGATACAGACTCGTAAAAAACGGGAAACAATAAAAGTTGATAAATTTTTTGAGTTAAACGAAATACCACACGTAGAAAACCATTTTCAAGATTTAATACACGATGTTAGGGTTAAGACTCCATATGGGTATCACAAAATACCATCAGTGTGTAGAACTATAAAACAGACATCCATTAGATTATATTTTACTAATAACAGAACACTTGAATGTGGGTGGGAACATAAGTTAAAAGTAAATGGCGAATGGACGGAGGTCAGAGATATTAATATTGAGACTGATATTATTGAAACTGAAACTGGTACTACTAAAATTAGAAAAATTCATGAAGGTAAAGAGAAAATATTATATGATTTGATGGTTGATAAAGTTCATTGTTTTTATGCAAATGGAATATTATCACATAATACATGGATTTTAACGGCAATTGGTGCATATGCTGTATTACAAGGTTTGAATGTGGCTCATTATTCATTAGAATTATCCGAACATTATGTTGGTATGAGATATGATACCGTGTTTACACAAATACCATCGAATGAATTAAAGGATCCAGATAAGGCTCAAATTGTTCAAGATAAGATATCATCACTAAAGGGTCATTTACAGATTAAGTATTTTCCACCAAAAGGAATTTCAACGAGAAGCATACAACAACATATCGAGAAATTAACAATGACTGGTAATAAACCAGATTTGGTAATTATTGATTATGCTGATTTATTGTTATCACACACAAACAAATCAGATTCAACATACCAAGAACAAGGTGGTGTGTATATAGAATTACGTGGATTAAGTGGTGAGATAGGTGTACCAGTTTGGACTGCCAGCCAGACAAATAGATGTTGTGAAATTTCTGAATTAGTTGATACAAAACGTGGTAAAGTTGAGATAGGTAAAATTAAAAACGGTGATGAAATATTAACCCATAACGGTTATAAGGAAGTTACCCATGTATTTCCAATTGAAGAACAACCGGTGTACGAAATTAAATTAAAAAGCGGAAAAACAATAAAATGTTCATTACGTCATGAATTTCCTGTTAAATACGGAAAACTTAAATCATTGGAAAGTGGATTAAAAGTTGGTGATAAATTATTTACAAAAAAGACAAAGAACAAATTATAAACATATGCATAAATTTTATAAATGAAACAACATAACTTAACCCCAAAAGACTTTATAATGGATGAAATTGTATCCATAGAGTTAATCGGTGAACGAG